CACATGCTGATCGTAGTCATAGACGTGGGCCTTGCTGAATTCCCGGAAGCGGCGCATCCGGTCAGACATCTTCAGCCGCGCCAGCTCTTCAGGATCCAGATTGCGGTTACCGGAAGAACGCCAGAAAGCGTGCGCATCCAACTGCCATTGGCTCAGCGGATATTCCTCTTTGGTTTTCTCCACCCGCTCATCGGCATAGGCATGAGATCGGTCTGTGGGCAATTTCCGGAACAGCAGCACATACTCCGGACAGCCTACGCCCATCTTGGTACCGTCCTTGCACTGTTCAGTCCATCCCAGGCGGTAGGTCTGATTGTTTTCCCGTACAACATCTGTGGTAACGGTGATCATGCCGAAGTAGATAAAGCCGTGCTTCATGTAGTGCTGAATGCACTGTGCGTGGAACGGCTCCATGGACGGCATACCGTAGCCGGTGACATTGCCGAACAACACACGGTCTTTTACATGGATTGCTGCCACCCTGCCAGGTTGTAGGATCCGCAAAAGCTCCGGTGTTAGGTAGTCCATCTGCTCGAAGAATCTTTCGGTATCCTCGTTATGACCGAAATCGTTATAGCTGGGGGTATATTCGTAATGGTTGGAAAACGGGATGGAGGTATGGATCAGACCGACGGAATTATCGGCCATCCTGCGGACCTCTTCCACGCAATCATTGTTGACATAGGTCCATTTTTGACCTTTCAGTTCCACTCTGCTCACTCCTATGCTTCTTGCCATCCGCTCCGCCTGGATCTGATCCAACAGGCCGTATTCCTTGACGATGCGGCGCATGTTCTCTTGGAGCTTGTTGTGGTTGTCCCACTTCTCCAGAAGGACACGCCAGATCTGTTCCTCTGCTTCTGTGAAGATCACATCGATAATGACCTTCTCCGTCTGCAGGAAGCGGTAAATACGGTGGATGGCCTGAATGAAATCATTGAATTCATAATCAATGCCAACGAAGATGGCCCTGTGGCAGTGCCGCTGGAAGTTACAGCCGGATCCCGACAGGCTTTTCTTTGTGGCAAACAAACGGGTACGGCCTTCTGCAAAATCGATAACCCGGCGCTCCCGTTCGTCATAGTCCATGCTGCCGTAGATATCTACGGTACCAGGAATCTCTTTGAGAATAGCTCTGCGTTCCTCTTCACGGTCATGCCACAGTAGGAAGTGGGCCTGCGGGTCACTGTCCACGATTTCTTTGGCCTTTGCTACACGGACATCGATGGATGTACTTTTCTCTTTGGAGGCTTCCGCAAGGCCAACAGCCACATCCCGCATCAGCTTGACCTGACCATCCGGGTCTACGGCATCGCCCAGATTGGTAGCGATCTTGTGGGTACGCACTTCCAACGGCGGCAGGTCATAGCCTGTGGCATCATAGCCTAAGTCCTCCGGACTGCTGAGAAACAGCGCCCAGGAACTGACCCACAGCCAGAATTCTTCCTCTTTGTGCGGGTACAGGGTGAGGTTATTCGCCTTGGTGCTGTCCCTCTGGAAAAAGCGGGTAAGGGCCTGCCCGGTGTCCATGACCTCCAGGTACCCGGCATAATGGATAAGCTCTTTGTACTTGTTGGGGGAAGGTGTCGCGGTACCGACCAGCTTATATTTCACGCCCTTGAAAAGATCCATGAAGGTCTGGAATGTCTTGGATCCGTAGGACCGCAGCACAGAAGCTTCATCCAGTGCGGCGCCGGCAAAGTAGTGGGGATCAATGTCACCGTCCCGGACTCGCTCATAGTTGGTCATGTAGATTTTTGCAGGTGTTGCCATGACCTCAGCCATGGTGCGTACATACAAAGGCTTTTCGATACCCAGCAGCTTCACGGCGTCATGGGTGAATTCCTGACGGACACCGAGGGGCAGCACGATGATCACCGGCCGCTGCTCATGCTCCTGCACAAGTCTGCACCACTCCAGCTCCTGAATTGTCTTGCCAAGGCCGAAGGATTCAAACAGCGCCCTGCGGCCACCCTTGACCGCCCACATAACAGCATCCCGCTGATGGGGTTTCAGGGCAGGGTTGATATCTTCCGGCCGTACCTCAAATCCGCTCACCGGCGCAACCTCAATTTTGGTATGTAAAAATTCGTTGTAAGTCATGCGCTGTCCTTCTTTCTACCAATCAGGATATACTCAATATCGGCTCCGGCCTTGAGCAGCCGCGCAAGGTATTTTGCTGAAGGGCAGCCGCCGCGCCCCCAGGCATATAGGTTTTCATGCCGGATCCCAAGTGCATTCAGCGCATCTGTCAACCGTGGGAAAAGACGAAGTACTTCAGAATACGCACGGTATCCAATTTCAACATCGCCCTTCCATTGGCGTTTTTTCATACCCAAACACCTTCTTTCCGTTCAAAAGCTTATCTAGCCTGTCTTGTGAAACTACAGGATTCCATCCGCAAATATCGCAATTTGGGATTGTGCAGTCCACTCCCTTGTTGTACTTGCAAGGGATACCGTTTGAGTGGCCGTTTGCTCTATTCCTACAGTTCATGCTGCAATATTTCTTAGAGCCGCCGGAATAATCGATTCCCTTTTTACCGCATACAATGCAGGTAAATTCCACTGTTTTATTCCTCTGCAAATATCTCACCTTCTCTTCTTTCTTCGTACTGCTGGTCTTCATCTGCTTCGTATTCCATAGACTCATCCGTGTAACCATATCGTTCCATCCGGGTTATAACCGGGTGCTCAATCACAGTTCTCATAGTTATCCTCCAGAACGCGTGCAGGTACAGGATCAAGCCTGCCGAATACTTGTCCCGCTATTTTTTTAGCCAATTCCTTGACCTCTCCAGGCAGCTTGTCGTATTCGGCATCAGCCTTTGCCCTTGCCCTGTAGGATCTTTGGAAATTGGAACCAACCACTGTCTGGAGCGATTCCGTATCCATCATCGCCCATTCCCGCAACTGGTTGTGGCTTCCTACAAGCCGCTGGATATTCTCCGGGAGTTTTGCATATTCCTCCGCGGAATTGTATGAGCTGTTTCTCAGTGCCTTCAGCACCAGAGACCAGGCTTCTCCTTCGGTCATCTGTGCAGGCTCTGTGATCAGCCGTATCCTGTCTTTTATCTGCCCGATAGCAGGCGGGAAACCCTTGCCATCCGTGGAGATAAAAGCCTTCACAGCTGCAGCAACCAGCTCATATGGCTCATCGAACATAGATTCCCACAGAGCAATTGTGGACTCCGCTTCCTGCTTCGTGATATCCCGATAGAAGGCAGGGTACGCACCACGCAGCACAGACAAGATCTTGATGGTATCTTCTCTCGTCATACGATTCCTTCTTCCTGTGCGATCTCCAGGAACACATTGCCGCCGTTTCTGCTCGGTGCATTAGTGGGCACATCTTTCCTAGCTCCGTCCTGTTCTCTCGAAAGCCAGGAATTCATAAACCGCCGAATCCCGGAGGAAGTTTTACGGTTCCTCGGATTACTCAGCAACCAACCGCGCATACTACGCAGTTCTTGGGCAACATCCACGGCAGGGTAAAGAGAAGAAAACTCAGAAGCCATACCCTCGGTTACAGGAAACTCCGTGCCATCATTCAACGGCAAGCAGACAACGGTCTGCGCCATATAACATTCGTTCTCTATCTCTTTCTCCCCCTCTTTCTCGTTCTCTTTCTCGCTTGCGTTTTGCTTGCCGTTTGCTTTCGGTTTGCTTCCGCCTTGCTTGCCGTTTGCTGCCTTTTTCCGAGAGGAATCCAACACCGGCTGCATGAGAGAGAAAAAGGCATTTTGTGATATCGTAAGTGCCTCTTGGTGTTCTCCGTAGAGTCCATAGGAGATTACCGCTCGAAGCACCGGAAGTTGGTCTTTTTTCTGAAGACTGTTTATTGCATCCCAAAACGAAACAAAGAACGTCATTTGATTCCGCTGCTCCACTCAATCACTTCCCTTCATCTCAATCACCAATTTGGGTGTCATGCTGTATACTTTCCTTGCAGATACAGCCACCACCCTAGAATCGTCTTTATAAGCTACACCGTTCAGTGCATCCAGAACCACCTTTAACACATTGTCTATGTCCGGCTTTCTGGAAGGGAATATTTTCCCCGCTTGCATCCCGGCCACCGCTGCCTTTGTAGCGCTCTTTGGTATCGGGTAATGCGCTGTTACCTCGACGGAAACAAAGGCATTGTCATGCCATCTGAAGCCCTGCAGTTGGTTCCTGTAATATGCAATGATCTTTTGCTCATAGGCCCTGGTCTCACTGTCCGTATGTACTGCTCCGGTAGTTCTGTTGAACCGGGGGCGGCCTTTACCCCTTGGCTCTCCGGGTACCTCAAATACAATCCCCATAATTAAAACGGTAGCCGAGGATCGTCGTCGTTCAGAGGCGCAAAGTCAGAAGCTGCCTGCATTTGCGCCATCTCAGCATCGTCAGCTCTTCTGCCGCCGCCTACATACGGTCTGTTTTCTTGAGGTTCATTCTTGGAATCTCCAAAATAAACATTGTCTGCTACAATTTCGGCTGAACGGCGCTTGTTGCCGTCCTTATCGGTCCAGCCGCGGATCTGCAGCCGGCCGGATACCACCGCCATACGGCCCTTGGTGAAGTACTTGGAAACGAATTCTCCAGTCTGACGCCAGGCGACACAGTCGATGAAATCGGTTTCCCGTTCACCATTCTGCTTGTCGGCAAAATCCCTCTCCACTGCGAGGGTGAAACTGGTAACTGCGATACCGCCACCGGTACGGCGCAGCTCGGGATCGCGTGTCAAGCGTCCCATGATAGTAATATGATTAAGCATTGCAGTTCCTCCTGTAATAAAGTGTTGATTCATCCCAGTTGGGATATTGTTTCTGTAGGTATTCCCGAAAGAAGTTCCTCAAGGATCCACGATTCGCTGTCTGGTCATATTCTCTGTGGCAGAGCAGACATAAGGTCAAACCGTTTTCTTCTATTCCAAGACCGCCTTGCGACCGTGGGATATAATGCGCATTGGAATATTCTGTTGGGTTCTCTGGAGGGGCAGGCCTGCCACATTTGACGCAGCAGGGCCATCCCTCTACGCTGTCCCGTTCAGCAATTTTTTCCTTGATTTTCTTTGGGAAGTCCTGCGCTTTCGTGTCTTTTCGCATTGTCCCATTCCTCCAGTAGCAGAGATTTCTCCCTCTCGCTCAAAGTCTCAATTCCAAGCTGCTTGCAGTCTTGTATGATCAGATCCAGAAGCCGAGACATTTGTGCGGTATCATAGTCACTGGAACCGTGATACATCTTCAGTGTGTGGTATCCTTCCAGATCTTTTAGCCTACACGGGCCAAGGTCTTCAACCATCCTTCCAATGTGACCTTTGCACCAGTCTCGTGTCCAAGCATCGACATCCTCGGGGCGTGATGGAAGAAACTTAAAGTTACCGCCTACATCCGGGATATATCCCTGGTATATCTCGTTCGGAGGTACCCGCAACAGCACCGCCATTTCATTGATCAGCGCCCATGCTTTGGCATTGGCATCTAAGCTCCGCTTTTTGCGGTGTTCCTTGATATCCATCTCATAGAGCTTGTCTTTCTTCTTGCGGAGAAAACTCATAACAGCACCACGCTGGTCATAGGGAATATCAATAATCAGTTGCCCCGTTTCCATTCTGGCATCGCGGAATGTGATTCCTGTCATGTCAAGCCACCGATGTGTAAGCCTTCAGCACCCGGTCATAAAACAAACCAAGTTCCTTCATTCTACGATTCCAAAGGATACCAGTGTCCCGCTCCGATGTTAGGATGTGCTGGAAAGACCTCAGGCACTTCGATGCTTCATTTGCCGATTCTGCGTCGGTAACGGCGGCTAGCATTGTCTTTACGGAAGAAATTACTTCTTCATACTGTGCCTGCTCCTCAGCCATTTTTTCTTCTTTCCTGGCGGTTTCCTCATCCTTCTGCACTTCCGGCAGATCCTCTCCTGCGTATATGTACAGGCCCAAACCGTGCCGTCCAATGGCTTTTGTCAGACTTCTCTGGATTGCTTTGTTGACATCAAAAGATGTAACCTTGTCCACCAAAATGGAATTGTTTCGGTTGTCCATAACCGGCAAGTATTCGATATGCTCGATGCCATTAACAGTCACGCCGGTCTTTACCCAGCAAGTTCTGCCGTCGGTATGGTAGTTCCATCCTTTCTCGTTTTCGTAAATTTTGTAAGTAGCGTCCGGGAAGAGTTTCTTAACCTCGCCCCAGGCCCACGCCCAAGACAGATAGGTTAATCCGCCTTTCTGTTCCGTCTTATTGTTTACATTGATTGCATTTAGCGCGCAAAAATAATTATCCATTCTCTTCTCCTTCAAATTTCAGCGGGCACTCATAACCAATAGTTACCCGCGTATCCAAAAGATACTCGCCTGTCCGTCGGCACTGCTTTCTTGCGTAAGTTTCCATCAGTGGACACAGGTCACAGCACACATGGTCTTCTGGAAAGTTTATATCTATTGTTGCCCGCGCGTACCAGCTCACGCCGTTCTTATCCGTCATTTGACATTTCTCACTTTCTGTGATACACTATCACTGTCATATTTGGCCTTGCTGCCTTTCCGGTCTTGTCCACCGGAGGGCAGCTTTTTTATTCGCACTCCACAAACTTCCCGTCCTTGACGGTATACCAGGTATCGGCTTTGATGTTCTCGCCGTCGACTACAGCCACGGCCCAGGTTTCAATGTCGTAGCTGTCTTCTTTTTCTACTGCACAGGTAAGGATTGCACCCATGCCGCCCTTGATCTTCACGCCATTGCCGCGAACAGTACCGACACCATTCTTACCAACAATGACAGATCCACGACTGGTAGCTGCGCCATAGTTGCCTGCGGTAGCTGCGCCAGAGTTGCCTGCGGTAGCTGCGCCAGAGTCGCCTGCGGTAGCTGCGCCATAGTTGCCTGCGGTAGCTGCGCCATAGTTGCCTGCGGTAGCTGCGCCAGAGTCGCCTGCGGTAGCTGCGCCAGAGTCGCCTGCGGTAG